ATGGACTTGATAACAACTAATACATCGTCAGGTGCCGCTAGTTCTGATTTTACTTCCAGCATCGACAGCACTTACAAACTTTATATCTTTAAGTTTTATGATGTGAATCCGGCAACTGATGCTACTAGGTTTTCGTTCCAAGGCAGTATTGATGGAGGTTCTAACTATAATGTTACGATTACATCATCAACTTTTAAGGCATACCATACAGAGTCCGACAGTGCCGCGGCGCTTGCCTATGATGTAGAAACGGATCAAGCGCAGGGTACTGGCTATCAAGATATTCAAGGTGATATTGGTAATGCGTCTGATGAATCAGGCGCTGGGGAACTATTTTTATTTAATCCTAGCAATACCACTTATATAAAGCATTTTTATAGCACTGTGCAAGCGTATGACAGCGCTCCTCAAAGTAGGCAAACGTTTGCCGCTGGTTACTTTAATACGACTTCTGCAATAGATGCGATATCGTTCAAAATGTTATCAGGCAACATGGATGCAGTTATAAAAATGTACGGAGTTGGCTAATGGGTATACCAACACTGATTTCAACACATACGGCAAGTGATTCCTCTTCTATAGATATTACGTCTGGAATAGACAGTACCTATGATGAGTATATGTTTGTGTTTACGGATATAAACCCGGCTACGGATCGTACAAGACTCACATTTCAAATAAACGAAACAGGAAATTCTGGATTTAATAATACCAATGTCACTTCTACCGCTTTTCTTGTTTATCAAAATGAGGCTGGAGACGCAACATCTCTTGGTTATTGGACGGGCGGTGATCTTGCTGCTAGTGCCTCATACCAAATAATTTCAGATGGCATTGGTTACGCATCAGACGAGTGTATGGCTGGCGAACTTCATCTATTTACGCCTTCAGACACAACCTACGTTACTCATTTTATGAGTAGGACTCAGCACTTATACGGATACCACGCTAGTGGGCCTTTTTCAATGGGTGCATATATGAGTGGCTACTTTGAAAACTCAGCCGCCATAGATGAAATATCTTTCAAGATGGATAGCGGAAATTTTGACGGTGTAATTCAGATGTACGGCATAGAATAACTTTAGGAGCAATTTAGATGGCAAGACATAAAATGGTCAACGGTGTGAGAGTTGATTTCACACCAGAAGAAGAAGCGGCGCGAGATGCGGAAGAAGCCGCATGGGCAGCGGGCGCTTTTGACCGTGCCATGGTTGAACTACGTTCACGCCGCAACCAACTACTCGCATCAAGTGATTGGACACAGGTGGCAGACGTAGCGTTGACTGTCGAGGATGACATTAAATGGCGCGACTACCGACAAGCACTACGCAATCTACCAGCAGGGTTAAGAACAGCAGATGACGTAACCAATGTTGATTGGCCTACTGCGCCATGAAAGCACTTCACGTTAGATATATCTAATGTCCACATGGGCGGCTAATACATATAACTGGAATACTATTCCATACGCATGGGATGATCAGCTATTCTATCCTGCCGCCTCTTCTCTAGCATTATCTGGACAAATCCCTGTATCAAAGCATGGGCATATACAATACCCAAGTTATGTAACCCTAACAATAGGGGGGTTGGTCCCTACGATGGATGTATCTTACGCTCCATCTGTAGGGGTTGGAACTCTATCTATCTCAGGCGGTTCTCCTGTATTTGCTAAAGGAGTATTCAGGATAGTACCAGAAGGAAGCCTATCCTTTAGTCTAAGTAAATGGGACGAAACGTCTGATACTTGGGCGGCAGTAAGTGGAACATGGGCATCCTATGGTATGGCTCCATTAGTTGGGCAGACACATACATATGATCCAGAGACTGGAATATTTACCATCACTGGTCAAGACGTTGGAGTCATACGTAAAGACCCCACATGGAAACCTACAGTATGGATAATGTAAAGCGAGAAAAAGAAGTATCTTGGATGGCTTTGGTTCAGAAAAAAGACCCAAGTATACATACTAGACCAGTTACTACATATATTTTTGATAATGGCAAAAGAATATTTCATAAAGGAAAGAGGTCAAATAGTGGAACTAGAAAAAGCTGAAACATTCAATATAAATGACTATACTTTAGCAAAAAATGTGGCCGAAAAATTAGAAGAGAAATATCCCGGTTGGTTATGGGCAGTACATGTTATGGATGGAGTAGTTGGTGTTAAATCTATGAGGCTTTCTGGGCAATGGGGATTTATTCTCCATGCAGATAAAATAGATAATGATTATAAATCAGTTGTTAATGCCGGGGGAGAGATACTAGAACGGTATAGACAGAATAGAGGAAAATTTAATCAGACTAAGTACGAGGATTTAGAAATGGATCATAGTGGAAGACTGAATGGAGATTTACATTAATGTCACTTATTAATCCACAGCCTCCTCTAAATGAAGACATACCCCCTGCTGGAGCAGAAGAACTGGGAGATAAGAACGCTCAATGGTTAAGTCTAGCTAGAAAAGCATATGATTCTTCTACTGATTGGGTAGATACTAATTTAAGATACCAATGGGAAAAGAATTTATCTAACTTTAATAGTAGGCACCCACCGGGTTCTAAGTATTTAACTTCTGCCTATGATAAAAGGTCAAGATTATTTAGACCAAAGACAAGGACAACTGTTAGGAAATTAGAAGCAGCTATGGCTACTGCATTCTTCACTAATGAAGATATGATGAGTATTAGCCCTGCTAATCCAAATGATCCAAAGCAAATTGCTGGAGCATCTATTGCCCAGTCAATTATGCAGTATAGACTTACTAATACTATACCTTGGTTTAGCACTATGGTAACCGCGCTTCAGGATGCGGCTATTTATGGAACTGTTGTATCTCATCAGTATTGGGAATTTGAAGAGAAGGATGAAACATATGCCTCTGTGGATGATTCTGGTGCTGAAGTTGTAGACATGGAAGGAAAGTCAGTAAGAGAAAAGGTAACCTCTACTATAAAAGATTTTCCAGTTGTAGAGGTTGTAGAGCCAGAGAATTTTAGGATTGATCCAGCTTCAGATTGGTATGATCCTATTTCTTCATCTCCATATGTTATTCATTTGATTCCAATGTTTGTTCAAGATGTTATGGAGAGAATAGATAATAAGGAATGGCATAAACTATCTATACCAGAACTTCTATCTACTCAGACACAAGATGATGATACTTTACGATTAACTAGGGAAGAGCCTAGGGAAGACCCGCTAGAAGATCAGTTTGAAACTGTAGACGAATTTAAAATTGTATGGGTTCATAAAAATATTATTAAAAAAGAAGGGCAGGATTGGTGCTTTTTTACTGCTGGCACTCAATATCTTTTAACTGATCCTAAGCCTTTGCAAGAGATGTATCCGTGGTTGAAAGATAACGAGCGCCCCTACGTGATGGGAAAGCTAAACATTGAGGCTCACCGTGTTTATCCATCAGCAACTGTAGAACTCACTGAAGAGTTGCAAGCTGCATCAAACGATATATGGAACCAAAGATTCGACAACATTAGGTTGGCGATGAACAAGCGATACCATATACGGAGGGATCGAAATATAGACTTGGATGCCCTGTTCAGGTCTGTTCCCGGTGGTGCAGTTGAGATGGATGATCCAGACCAAGACGTTCGCATCATTGAAACGAGGGATGTTACAGGGTCTGCTTACCAAGAACAGGATCGAATCAATATGGATTTCGATGAACTGCAAGGTAACTTCTCAGCTTCCACCGTAGGTGGCGCTCGTAACCTAAATGAAACAGTTGGCGGCATGGAACTAATCGCTGGTAATACTAACAGCGTTTCTGAGTTTGTCTTGAGAACATTTGCAGAAACTTGGGTTGAGCCAGTTTTAAAACAACTGTTAAAACTTGAGCAGTATTACGAGACAGATGAACATGTAATAGCATTTGCTGGTATAGGCGGCGAATCTGAAGAAGAGATTCCTGTTGGTTTTGGGCAAGATGAAGTTATGGATGAGCTTCTTAAACAAAATGTTCTATTAAAAGTTAATGTTGGTATGAATGCCACTGATCCTGTTGGAAGAGTTCAGAATCTTCTTTATGGCATTGGCAGTCTTTCTCAGTTTCCACAGATGGAAGGAATGTTTAACGTAGAAGAGGTGGCGAAAGAAGTTTTTGCACAACTTGGTTATAAGGACGGTTCAAGATTCTTGATGCCGACTGATGACGAAGACCCGCAGATATCAGAACTACAAGCACAGATTGAACAGATGGGACAGATGCTTGAAACTGATCAGGTTAAGATGCAGGGTAGATTGACTATAGAAGAGATGAAGGCAGAAGCTACTCTAAGGGCCGCTCAGTTGAGATCGCAGACAGAATTGCAGAAAGCGATTATAGGTACTCAAGCAGATGCTGGAAGACTTAATGTCCAGAGAAATGAGGCCAACACAAAACAACAGGATGCAGATACCAGACGGGCTGAATTAATGTTGCAAAGAGATGCCTTGCTTAACCAAGTTATTGATCAAGAAATTTCAAGACGCATGGTAGAAGACAAAGATAAGGTAAGTAAGGTCGGAACCATGGCAAGAGATAAATATAATAAAATACCATATGAGGTAGGATGAGCGAATTTAATAATCCTAGCGATCCCAGAGTAGAAGAGCTTATAACAAGAACTCAAATTGGTCGCAACACACAGGAATTTATAAGAACTCCAACTGGAAAAGCTATTGTTGAAAGAGCGGTACTTGATTATAGAAGCGCAATTTCTGATTTACAAAAGCTGGCTTTTCAGGAGTGGTCCGGTTCTTCAGAAGAAGAGCTAAAACATTACCGCAGTATATCTAATAACCTTGCTACCCCTTTAAAGCTACTTAAGTGGCTGGATGCAATTATTGCAGATGGTGATAATGCAGAAAAGTTGGCGAAGTATGGAGAGGCGGAATAAATTAGGAGAGTAAGATGTCAGACGCTACCCCACAGGATGCGGAAGTTGTAAAGCCTAGAGAGGAGATGATGGAAAATATCGCAGCTTCTAGGGAGATTGAAGTTTTAGAAGATATTGTTGGAGAAGAAGCAGTCCAACAAATGATTGAAGAATCCGAAAAAGAGACTGAAGAGGAGGTTGAGGAAGAAATACAACAAGAAGACCCGAAATCTCCTGTATGGCAAAAAGATGGACAGTGGGTTACTTCAGTTAAAGTAAATGGTGAAGAAGTAGAAGTTCCTTTTGAGGGATTAAAAACTTCTCATCAAAAAGATGCAGCATCACAAAAAAGATTTGAAGCTGCTGCTGAAAAAGAAAGATTTCTTCAGCAAAAAGAAGAGCAATTACGAAATTACGTAATGCAGTTGAAAGAAAAACAATCTTCTCCACCCCAAGAGGACGAGAAGGAAGTGCTTGATGCTGATTCTTATAAAGAAAAAGTAAAGGAGTATCATCAAGCGTTGTATGAAGATGATGCGGATAAAGCCGCAGAATTGTTGCAGTCTTTGACAGCGGGGCGCATACAAGATGCTACCCCAAACGTAGAGGAAGCAGTTAATAAAGCTTTAAGCGAAGCTTTTGCTCGCCAACAAGTGGCTCAGGCAAGACAGAAACAACAGGAATACGAAAACTCAGTCAAGGAAGCAGTTTCTTGGTTTGAATCTGAGTATTCTGAGATTGCTACTACTCCTGAGTTAAGGGCTATTGCAGATAATAGAACGGTTACCATTATGAAGGAAAATCCTAATATGGCACCGGGACACATTATCCAAGCCGCCGCTGAGTACGCGAGAGAATGGGCTAATCTTAATCTATCTAACGGAAAAAATAATGAACGGTCCGAAAGAAAGAAAAGAATAGTCTCTGAACCAAAACAAGCCCGAAAGACAGCTAAGATCGGAGAAGACGAGGAGGTGGAGAAAACTCCAAGCCAAGTCATCGAAGATATGAGGAAGTCAAGAGGGCAACCCATAAACAAAATATAGGAGATAGTTATGGCAGGACAAGTATGGTCTGTCAACACTTCTGGTGGGTATATGTATGCGCTTAATCTCAGCCGTGAGTTGAGAATGGCGGTTCAGCCTGTTGTCAAATTTCGACAGTTTTGCGACATTAAAGATGCCGCACATCAAGGTTTACACCGTGGCGATACATTCCATTGGAACGTGTTTAGTGACGTTTCTACTCAGGGCACCACTCTGACTGAAACTAATACGATCCCAGAGACTTCATTTACGATTTCTCAGGGTACGATGACGATTACAGAAGCAGGTAACTCAGTCCCATGGACGGGGAAACTTGATGACCTAAGCGAACAGCCAGTTCGTGAGATCGTCCGAAAAGTGCTAAAAACCGATGCAAAGAAAGCATTTGATAATTTAGCTGCCGCTCAGTTTGATGCCGCAAAGTTGCGTGCAGTTCCCACTGCGGGTACCAGCACGACAGCGCTGACATTAACCACGAATGGTACAGCTACACTAGTCAATACTGTTGCTATGGGTAAGTTACATGTTCGATTGATGGTTGATTTAATGAAAGAACGTAATATCCCAGCATACACTGGCGATGATTATTACTGTCTTGCATGGCCCTCAACCTACGCCACCTTGAAGAGTGATCTGGAAGGAATCCATCAGTATGTGGATCAAGGCTTTCAGATGATCATGAATGGTGAAATCGGTAGGTACGATGGCGTTCGGTTCGTTGAGCAAACACACATTGCTAAAGGTTCTGGTATCGGCACATCTGCCGCTGCTTGGGCGCAAGGCTTAAGTGATTGGGCTGTATTCTTTGGCGAGGATACGGTTGCAGAAGCTATTGCAGTTCCTGAAGAGATGAGGGGAAAAATTCCCGGCGATTTCGGAAGGGACCGTGGGATAGCGTGGTATTACTTAGGTGGTTTTGGCATTACTCACACTCAAGCTGCTCAGTCACGTATTGTGATCTGGGACAGTGCATCATAGGAGATATATTATGAGCTATAGTGATCCAAGAACCTATATCTACCAAGATACAGTAGAAACTGATTTCGCTGCTGGCACTGGTACTGCTTGGAGTTTTAAAGGTCCAAGTGGTAAACAGGGTAGTTTGAAAAACATCGGAGTGCATGTAACTGAAACTTTCGCAGATGACACCATCACTGGAAAAGTTTTGCT